ATTAGACTCACATCGTGTAACTCATCATTTGAGAACAATGCATATCCTGTTGCCACATTACCTACACTTAAACTGTCGCCAGACGCGCCACCAGAAAGTGTAGTTGTAACATTAGATGTTAAATTTGCAAAAGCTTTATTCTGAGAAGTTGTTCCCCAGTTTGTACCGGCCGTTGGGTGATCAATAACCCAAATATATTCAGATTGATTATTAATTACATTTTTATAGTAATTTGTGCTACCATCAGAATTTTTAGCATCTGATGCTTTAGATACAAATGCATATTTTTCTAATATTGATCCTGCGGCCCCGGTCCATTGTCCTGTTGCATCAATTACAACTACGTGTAATTCGTCATTGGAACCACCGCGTGTTTCTACATAATCCGAGCCAGAAGGAGCAGCATCGAATTGTGCTCTATATAACCAAGTTGAATAGCTTGCAGAATCTGCAACTGAAACTTTAATAGAGTTTCCTAATTCGCCAGGATATTTTGCAGCAAATTCTCCGATTGCAAAACCGCCTGAGGAATAGTTGCTATCATAATCATCAAAATTCTTAATTAACGGAGGAGACAGTGTGATAGACGTTTGAGCAGGTACACTCAATGTTCCATTAGTAATCGTTATATTTGGAGATGTAGTATATCCTGAGCCAGGTTGCGAGATTACTACTCTATCCACTTCATATTCCACAATTGCGTTAACTACTGCGTTTGAAGTTATGAAATTAACATCGTCTGCATTTGGTGTAACAGTGACAACAGGATTAGTATTAAACCCTATACCCGCATTGTTTATAATGATTGTTTCAATAGAAGTAGAAATACTTGCCTGTGAGGTTGCATTTGTGCCGCCCAACAAATTATTTCTATTAATAGTAACATTCGGAACATAGAAATAACCACCTAATCCCGGATTAACTACATTAATTTTATTAATATAACCATATCCAACATTTCCTGTAACTGATGCGTCAGAACCAGTGTTGCCATCATTACGATTAATAGTAATATTTGGCATAGCAAGGTAACCATTGCCACTATTTGTTATGGCGTATCCTGTTATTACGTTCCCTGCGATTGTTAAAGTTGCTGCAGCGTGTTGGCCACCTGCAACGATATTTCCGCTGAATACTATATTTGCCTGAGGACCATAATTGGTACCGCCAGACACAATAGCTAAATCTTTTAATTTAAAGTGTACTTCTAAATTCGCACTTGCAGCAGTAGAATCTTGATTTTGAATAATAACATTGGATAATTGTGTATAATTATTTCCAGAATTTATTACTTGAATTGAACGAATACCACCTGCACTTAAAAGGGCTACTAGATCCGCCCCCGAACCATTGCCACCGGTAACGGTTATTGTAGGAGCAGTGTTATATCCATTGCCAGAATCGCTAATGATAATAGTTTGGATGCTGCCAGTTGTTTTTAAAACTGAAGTTCCTGTAGCAGTAACACCATCCGAATCTGGAGGTGCAGAAAAAGTTACTGTAATATTACTAGCAGTTAAAAATGTATTTGCAGTACCACCTATACTTACATTTGCAACAAATCCAGAAGGTGTAGATACTGCATTTTTAGCTGCACCGCCATTTACTGCACGAACTAATTTTAAATTATTGCCGTATGATAAAAAATTTGCTGCAGTAAAGAAATATCCTGCTGTAGTATCGTTAGGTTTGCCAAACTGGCTAACCAAATTAATTTCTGAGTCTACAGTGGTTACTTGTTCCACAGGCCCCCATTGAAAAGCGCCGGTTAATGCGCCCGCGGTTGTTGCAACTGAAGGAATTATTGTTGTTCTATCTTCTTCTGTTACTGCAACACCGGGTGAAAGCTGAAATGCCATCTTCGTCTCCTTGATAATTTTATAGATGCTTCTCTATAATATGATTTCTATTTATTTATAATTATCATCTTTTAGACATTTTCCATGAATTTTCTTTGAGCTTCTTGGAGTTCTGTCGGAGATTTTGAATAAGCATTGAACCAGATCGCATCGTTCATAATTTGAGGTTTTTCTTCTTCTGGGGTTCCATCATCTATGATACCAAACGGAGTGAGGTTTTCTTCAATCTGTTTGAATTGCTCTTCATATAAGGCTTTTCTCAAATTGGTATCTGTGAGGTCTTTAAAGAATGATTCGTTAGTTGCCCAAGAGAATAGCACCAGAGTCATAACCAAATCGTCAAAATATCCCTCGTCTGCTTTATGGCTTCCTCGAACTTCAATAAACGTCGAAATTTCATTTATAATGTCTGGGTCGTGAATCAGTAGTTTCGTACTTTCAACCAAGCTCTTGAATGTTGTACAACCAAGACGTTTTACTTGTTTAGTGGTTCTGACACCAAGTGTTGCCCCATTGGAGAATCCTCCAGAAAGATACTGTCCACTCTTACTGTTACTTCCGACAAAGAATACGTTTTCATACTCTAAGTCCATATAAAGCGAATCTGCTACTTGCTGCCCGTTATCGTTGATCTCTATCAAGCAATAGGCTTTATTATAATCTTTCGCCACTTTATATATTATATTCGGGAAAAGCAAAGGACTAATCTTATTACTTCTATATTTGGCCACCACGGAATGAGGGTACGAAGTTATGTCCATAACGGTAAATGCAGAGTAGTCCCCACCAACTCCTCTGGACGTATCCGCCACCAACATATAAACGTGTTCTTCTTCTGGTTCTACAAATACATCCAACCCGTCTTTACTATAAATGTAAGGTTTAACCGACATTCTGCCGATAGTATCAGGATTGATAAGTGTATTAGATGATCCAAGGAATCTGCAAAGAACCTCTTGATTGAACTTGAGTTCGCCCAACATAGATCTTTGCTCATCTGCCCAGGCTTTGTCTCTACCAGGAATGCGATCATATGGGATAAACAACGGAACGAATCCATTTAATCCCTGTTCTGCTTCATTCCAAAATTTCCAGAAATGATTATAGCCTAGCGGTGTAGATGTTAGAAGAATCTTTGTGGTTGTACCCGCAGAAATTGTAGGGTAAACAGAAGTAAAGAATTGTTCTGCAACGTTGTTTGGAATAATTGCTGCTTCGTCAATATATAACCAATTTACAGATTTGCCTCGAATCCCGGAAGTACTTGTTGCTGCAGTAAATACTTTAGAACCGTTTTCAAGTTCGATGTCGCCCTTGTTAAATGTCTTAACACCTTGCTGCATCCACATTGGAAGCATCTCATACATTAGCTCATATCTGGAAAGAACCTCTCTTGCTGCTGAAGATTTATTCGCCAGAATAGCCACTGTTTTATTTTCTTGAAATAATGTATACCAAAGAATACAGGCAGCAGCAGTAATTGTTTTACCTTGTTGTCTACCTTCCATTAAAATGACTTTACGATTATTTAGAATGGTATGTACTTTTTCTTTTTGGCAATCGTATAATTTAAACGGAACTAAACCCTTATCCAAAGAAACAATTTGACAGTATGTTTCAATAAAATAGATTGGATCAAGAATACATCTTTGTATTTCTCGCATCTGATCTAAAGTATAAGATACCGGTGTACCAATCTGTTTTAGATTAGGGTTACCGTTATATGATATTTGTTTATTGCTCAATTATTTTTCCATCCTCTACAGGTCCAGCTTTGAGCATTTTGAAAAGCTCAGCAGTTGTGCCATTAAAAACTACGTTATTTTGTGTGCCAATTTTTACAGGATCATCTGCCTTTAATTCTTTAACTTGTTTTTGCAAACCTAACAAATCCTTTGATACATCAGACATTGTTTTCATAAACTGTCCGGCAACTTCATATGTCCTTGGATGCTCAGAATTTTTAGATAAAGTTATCAATTCATCTAAAGTGCTTTCACCTTTTACTAAAAGTTTTCTCATAGTAGAACGAGCTAACTGATAATCGTCCTCTTGGTCCATTTCTTTAGTTTTAGTTACTGCATCAGAAATGGCAAGAATCTCACCTGTAGTTTGATCTACGGTCATAGGATCTATATTAAATAGACTATCTAATTTTTCCATATTTTTCATAATTAAAAATCTTCAAAAGAATCTATATAACTTACATTACCAGAAAGTATAGAATTTGCTGTGTTGCCTGTGCCGTCTACAGTTATTTTTTGTTGCTGTATAGTTAACGCTTGATCGTTAAATGTATTTGCAATAACTTTACTAATAATACCCTGTTTACTAACTGGTCCATAGAAATTAAGTTTTACTACAAAACTCAAAGTCCATATAATTGCTCTTCTGGTTGTAAAATCTCCCTCGTAATCATCTTCAAAACCGATTGAATTTAAAATAATAGGAAGGTCATTTTTAATATCTAATTCCGGTATTGCTTTAAGTGTGAGATTATAATCGGGATTAAAATAAGGTAATATCTGTTCAATAATTTGTAATCCGTCGTCTTGGTTTTTAGCATAGATGTAAAGTAATAAGTTTATATTATATGGGCTTGGTGCATACTGAGAATTTGCAGTTGTTGAACCGTTAATTGTCCTATTTTGTTGTATAGGACTAATCTTCCTATTAGGGTCATAATCTAAAGATATCATCTCAAACCCCATACGAGGCAATATCACTTGAAAATTAGTAGCATCTACATTTGGCTGCTGTTTTATTTTTGCTAAGAATTTTTGTCTAGGAGAATAGGACAAAGGAACTTTTTGTATCTGCACAATATTTCCTGCAGAATCTTTTCGTTCAATTGTCATATTACTAAACATAGTACCAAAAGCAACAATAGCTTTTCTAATAGTACCCCAATAAAATCTTTGGTCTAACATTATTGAAATACCTCACCAAACGGATTTCTTTCAGAGAAATCTAATACTTGATCTACTTCCTCAACGAACCTATCATTATCTGCACCAATTTGTACATGGTCCTCATCACTAAGGCTATAGCTTTCTTGTATCAACGGAGTTAATGCATTTGTTTCTAACAATAGACTATCTCCATTTTCCAATAGTAATTCATAATCATTAATTTCTAGATTTATACCTGTTGCTATATTGTCTATTTCGGCGACACCGGTCATAAATCGTTCATTTGAATATTGGTATAATTCGCACATCATTTTAAATACGTATAGTTTTCCTACCTGAAAGAAAGGATCTTGTCCTTCAACCTTGCGTATTTCAAAAAATGATTTAGACATTGGGAAATATATTATATCACCCTCTGCTGGTCTTTCCAAAATAGTATTTCCAGTAGAACCAGCAACTTGATTCCAGCGTTTTCTAGAAACAATAAAATTAGCAGTGTCTCTAATCTCCAAACCAAATTTGGACATTAACTCCCCGTCTCCAGCAAAGCCCATTGTGTTTTCCAAATACATCTCAATTGGATAGGCGTATTCAAAAGTGTTTAGAGGGTCTTCTGTTAAAATACTGTCCAAATTATTAGGCTTGCGTGGCAAATAATATACTTCCATTCCGTAAATCTTCATAGACTCAATGATTAGATCTTCGTAAAGATTTTGTTCTGAGTTCCTACCGATACTTCTACCGGACTGAAAATATTGATTAACTGTTGCCATTTTAGTATTGACTTTCTATTGACCAGGTGTTATCATCATCTATGTACCCCGGTTAATAAAGTTCTAATATTATCCTGTAAAGAAATCTACAGGTAATTCGAATCGTGATTGCATTTCAGCTTCAATTTGTTTAATCTCTTCTAATGCATCTTGATATATCTGATCTGCATTAATTGTTACTCCACCAGGCAATTGAACTCCTTGAAACTTCTTCAAGTTCTCACCCCATTGTCTTTTAATCAATGCAGTACAGTAACGTTTTAGAAACATATCATTATATACGTCTCTATATGTATCTGGGTCTAATATTCTCCAGCATTCCACAATAATAAAAGACCCTTCAGGTACATCTTCGGGCCAGCTTTGGTCAATATAAAGACGATTCATGTGTCGGTTGAATCGAATAGGTTTAACCCCAACCAACACCTGATTAATTAGTTCCAATTCTTGTTTGACTTGATAATAATAAATCAAATTAGTTGACATCAAACTATATAAGTCGTTTATAAGAATTTGATATCTGATACTAAAGATATTAGTACCATCTGATCTATTTGTAAAAGGCAATATTCTTTCGACTCCAACAACTGTGTCCGGTACCGGAATATATTGATTTGTTAAATCTTGCGCAGTAATTTGGTGTTTTAGATATACCTTTTCTACAGCATCAAAGTGATATTCTCTGTAGAATTGAAAAGCATCATCTATACGATCTTCGATTTGATCGTCATCTACGTTTATTTCAACGACAGGCGAACCTAGTCTGCGTAGGCAGTAATCTCTTAATTGTTCTCTGGTTGTTACTGATGCCATTATTTGGTTACTCCTGGATTAACCGTTAAAATGCCTTCTTGTATTCTCACCACATTAACATTATTTACTGTGTTTGCTACTACATCATATACGTATCTACCTGCAGCAATATTTGCAGTTGTTGCAAATCCTAATGATATAGTAATATTGCCCGTTGTCTCGTTTGTTATATTTGTGGTAAACGTAGCAGTTGCATTTGCAGAATAATATGATTTTCTTAGTTGACCTTTTACAGTATATCCTGTTAAAGATATTGGATTTTTAGAATTATCCAAATATCTAATATTCTCAGTGAAAGTCGTGCCTTGGTCTAGAGATAAATTTTTTGTAGTTGACATTTTTTTATGGTGCTATTGTTATTGCATAGTGATGCCAAGTATTTGCAAACACATACAAAGGATTATTGGGTTGGGCTGCAGCATCAGATGATTGTAAAAATACAACATTATTATTATTTACTGAAGGTGACACGGCAAAAAATATTCCTTTTGGATCAGATCTATCAGTGTTAGTAAAAATTAAAGGAATCATTGTTACAGCAGCGCTACTTGCTCTTGCCCAATATTCGATAGTAACTGGCCAATCTTTAAATGTCGAAGGCCCTGTCATTACTAAGCCAGGGCTCGTGTTTCCTCGATTACGTATATCTAAACTATAACTTAATCCGTTTTTTGTATCTACGGAATTTATATTAAAAACACCTGAGGGAGTAGTAGATACGTTATTTACAACTTCGTTCCATGTTGTAGAAGAGCTTGCTTTATATAAACCTATTGTATTTGCATCTTGTGCAAGTGCGCTTGTCGGCGCAGTAAAATTTGCAACATATCTAACATTGTCTGAAACTCTAAGTTCACTTATTTGTCCATCCCAACCAGTATAACTAACTGATGATTTAACCCAAGACCCATTTGAACCAAATCTAAATTGTGTTAAATTATTTGGTTTATTTGCCTCCAAGGATAAACCGGTTAAATTAATTATATAATTACCGTCTACATAAATTTTAACATTGCTCGACGTCGGAGATGAGAATAAAATACTATACAATCTTGAAATTGTAGCAGATCTAATTGTATGTAATATACCACCCATTAACTTACTCCAGAACCACTAATCCACCATGCATTAGTATCTGTTTTTAATAATGAGGCAAATCCCCAAGATGAAATATTTGCATTGGCTCTTAGTCCTGCAGTGCCTGCAAGATATAGTGTTACGCCAGGATTTAATACTTTAAT